GAGTCCAAAACAAAAATACTTGACCAAAAAATGCAATCAATAGTTGAATTGATTAATACTAAACTTGAATATATAAAGCGAGACACTGACGAAATTAAAAAAGAATTAAAATCAAAATAACATGGCTCTTTCATTCTGTACCAACTGTGGCAATAAGATGACTTACTCAGTCTCTCCGCCAAACTTTTGCGGAAAATGCGGTACAAAACTAAACGCCACTGTATCAGCCAAGGTTAACGCGCCAAGCAGAGGAAGAGAAGAGAGTTTTGAAGACGATGAAGACTCAGAAGAGTTTTCTAATGTTTCTGAAATTCCAAACTTGTCGTCCTTGGCTTATGAGATTGAAAACGATTCTGGCAATCGTAGCTATCAACTAGGCGAACTATTTGGCCAACCCAAAACATTCTCTAAAAGAAATCGTCCAATGTCTTTAGACGAACTTAAAGACAAACATGCCAAGACGTAAAAAAATTCTTTTCGAGGAAAAACTACCCATCATTGAAGTTGAGATACGCAAGCGCCGAAACAAGTGGCAGCTTAATGTATTGAAGTGGATGTCTTTTGAAGACGTTGAGCAAATTATTAAATTGCACGTTTTTAAGAAGTGGCACATGTGGGATCAGAAAAAAGCTCTTGAGCCTTGGCTTTCGCGCATCATTTCCAATCAGATTCGTAACCTGATTCGCAACAACTACACAAACTATGTGAAGCCTTGCATGAATTGCCCTCACAATTTGGGCGATGAGTTTTGTGCTTTGAACATTAGCGGAGTGCAAGACTCTTCTTGCGAAAAGTATGCAATTTGGACCAAAAGCAAGCGTCATGGCTACAACATCAAGCTGCCGCTTGAGCTTGAGAATCATTCTCGCGAAATCGAAGAGCTTTCGTTTGATCAATTGGACTTTTCACAATCAGTTCATCTGCTCAACCAAGAAATGAAAAAAATCTTGTCGGAAAACTATTACCGCGCTTATGAAATGCTTTTCTTTGAGAAGCTATCTGATGAAGAAGTTGCAAAGTTTCTTGGCTATCGCAGCAGCGAGAAAAACCGCAAGATTGGTTACAAGCAAATTAAAAATCTTAAAAAACTTTTCCGAGACAAGGCAATTGAAATCTTAAAAAACAAAGATATTCTATGACCGAGCTAACAGAACAGCAAAAAGAATTCATTCGCGAAAACTATTTGCAAATCAATGACTTGAACGAACTCACCAAACAATGCTTTGGCGACCCTACTCTTGATGGTCGCAAAAAAGAGGGGCGTTTAGTTAGACAATTTTTAATTGATAACAATTACTCTTTCTCAACAACTAAAAGAGAAAAAAGCGAAAGCATTGAACTCTCAGACTCGCAAAAAGAGTTTGCCCTTTTGCAGAGTCAAGCTGGCGTGTCAACTTTCCGCATTGCTGAACTCATTTTCCAAGATCGCGAAGTTAAAAAGCTTGGCATGGAACAAAGAGCAGTGCTTGACTACGTTAGGTCAGTGAATCCTGATCTTGTTGGCAATTCTGAGTCTGCTCTTCTCACTGAATACATTCCGCCCAAAGCTTTTAGTCGCGTTTTAAAAAAGGTGAATGATGCCACAGGTTTGACGCTAGATGAGCATAAGCTGTCTCGCCAATACAAGGTTTGCATTGACAAACTCAGCATCAATCTTTCCAATTCTCGTTTTGTGACAATCATGAATAATTACTTGTCGCAAAAAGACCGCACTCTTTTCGAGGAAGAGTTTATTCGTTTAACTTGGGACAAGCCAGACTTGTCTTCTGACGAATTGAATCTTTACATGAACGTGTGCAAAGAAATCATCAACTTGGAAGTGATTGGCAAGCACTTGAACAAACTGAATGATCAGTTTGATGAGATTGATGATCAAGAAGATATGACTGTTAGGCTGGCTGAAATTATCAAAGCAAAGTCGAGCGAATACCATCAGTGCGAAGGCCGCATTGAAAACCTCACGAAAAAGCTACAAGGTGATCGCGCCGAAAGAATGAAAAACAAATACAAAGAAAATGCATCAATTATTTCTTTGGTTCAGTTATTTCAAGACGAGGAAGAGCGTAAAAACATGGTAAAAATTGCAGAGATGCAAAAGAAAATGGTTAGCGAAGAAGCCAATAGACTAGAGAGCATGGGTGAATGGAAGTGCCGTGTTCTTGGTATTTCAAAAGAAGATGTCATTTAATTGTTTAGAGTGTCAACAAGAGTTCGATTCTGAACGCAGTCTTCATGCTCACATCAAGAAGCATGACATGTTCTTGCATGATTATTATGTGAAGCACTACCAGCGCAGAGACTTGCTCACTGGAGAACTATTGCCCTTTAAAAACAAAGAGCAGTATTTTCAAACCTATTTCTTGAATAGCGCCAATCAAAATAAATTTTTTGACCAGCAACACTCTAAAGACTTGGGTGTTTGCATGATCTTATTAGAAATGCTTTGCTCCAAAACAAAAGAGGGTTTTGCTCCGTGCGAAGTGATCTTGAACAGCTATGGCTTGCCAAGCATCTCAGTGTTTAAAAAGTTTTTTGGCAGTTATTCTGCGGCGGCTGAGAGTTGCGGTTCTAGGCTCATGTTTAGTGACAAGTTCCCAAAAGAGTGCCACACTCATCCAAACCCAAAGATTTTTATTGATACGCGAGAGCAACAACCTCTTTCATTCTCAAACCATGAGTTTCTAAAATTAGATTTGGGCGACTACTGTGTTGAACCAAAGTATTTTAATTATACGTTTGTTGATCGCAAGTCTGAATCAGATTTTAAATCCACGGTTAGCGAAGACAATTTGGACCGATTCAAGCGCGAACTCTTGCGTGCGCGTGAGCAGGAGAGCTTCATCTTTGTGGTTGTGGAAAGCGACTTTGAACAGATTCAGCAGAACAACGGTAAAAACTCTCACAAGAGCAACTTAGCTTACATCTACCACAACATGAGAGCTTTGCAAATTGAATTCAAAGACTGCTGCCAATTTGTGTTCTCTAGCAACCGCAAGAACAGCGAAAAACTCATTCCTCTTCTTTTGGTTCATGGCAAGAAGCTTTGGAATGTGGACTTACAATTTTATATTAATGGAGGGCTACTAAATGGCTTGGATTGAAGGCAACCAAAAAAGAAGAAAACATTTCTTAAACATCAATCAAGAGATTCTTGCTTCCAAAGACTTTTTGGAAGAGCGGGAAGCTAAAATCATGCTATACAAGTTTCTGAAAGAAAATCCATCTTTCACTTGTGAATTATTAACTGGTATTAAATTGTTTCCGTTTCAGCACATGGCAATTAAAGCTATGATGCTCACAGATTACTTTCTAGGCGTTTGGAGTCGCGGTCAGAGTAAAAGCTTCACAACGGGTTTGTTTGCCGCCCTAGACGCTGTTCTGCATCAAGGAGTGCATATTGGCATCATCTCTAAGAGCTTTCGTCAGAGTCGCATGATCTTTAACAAGATTGAGGACATTATGAAAACTCCAAAAGCTTCCATGTTTGCCGAGGCTGTAACAAGAGTTTCCAAAACCAACGATCAGTGGGTTATGGAAGTTGGCAGAAGCAAGATCACTGCTCTGCCTCTTGGCGATGGCGAAAAGCTGCGCGGCTTTCGTTTTCAACGCATGATTATTGACGAGTTCTTGCTCATGCCAGAACGAATTTTTAATGAAGTTATTTTGCCGTTCTTGTCTGTGGTAGAGAATCCCACAGAACGTCAAGAAATTTATGGCCTAGAAAGTCAATTGATTGAGTTGGGCCAAATGAAAGAAGAGGAAAGAACTCAGTGGCCAAATAATAAAATTATTGGTTTGTCTTCTGCGTCTTACAAGTTCGAATACTTGTATAAACTATATCAGCAATACGAGCATCTTATTTTAAATCCAGAAAAAACTGATGTGGCACATCGCGTTATCATGCACTTGAGTTACGATTGCGCACCAACACAATTGTATGATCAGTCTTTGATTCAGCAAGCAAAGTCAACCTTGAGTCAGTCTCAGTTTGATCGCGAGTTTGGGTCAATATTCACAGATGATTCCAGCGGCTACTTTAAAGTTAGCAAAATGGCAGCTTGCACAATTGAAGACGGTCAAGGTCAGTGCGTGGAAGTGGCTGGCGAACCAAATGATGAATATATTTTATCTTTTGACCCATCTTGGTCAGAAAGCGAAAGCTCTGACGACTTTGGAATGCATGTGATCAAGCTCAATAAAGAGAAGCGCACAGGAACAGTTGTGCATAGCTATGCTATTTCTGGCACTCGCCTAAAAGATCATATTTTTTATTTTTATTATCTTTTGACCAGCTTTAACATTGTTTGCATTGTTGGCGACTATAATGGTGGCGTGCAATTCCTGAACGCTTGCAACGAGAGCGATTTATTCAAGAGCAACAATTTAAAGATTGACTGCTTTGATGCAGAGTTTGACGATGTGCAAAACTACAATGCAGCCTTGCGCGAAGCTCGCAATCAATATAATATAGCGTCTAAAAAGATTTGTCATCTTCGCCGCCCAACTTCGCAATGGATTCGTTTTGCAAACGAGTCGTTGCAATCCTCTTTTGATCACAAGAAGATTTGGTTTGCTGGCAGCGCAGTTAATGATGACTATCAGCGCCAAAGAGCCAAGAGCATTCCCATTGAGCAAATTAAGTTCTTGAGAGTGGCTGATGCAGATGAGAAAAACTCAGCGGCTAAAATGATTGATTTCATTGAGCATCAGAAAGACATGATTGATTTGACAAAAGCTCAGTGCGCCTTGATTCAAGTATCAACCACTAGCCAAGGAACACAGTCTTTCGACTTGCCATCAAACCTCAAAAGACAAAATGGCGCAGATAAAGCTCGTCGCGACTCTTATTCTGCTTTGGTATTGGGAAACTGGATGGTTCAAACCTATTTTGACATGATGAATTTTCAAGCAGAAGACGCAGAAGCTTCATTCACTCCGTTCTTTGTTTAAAAGTGACTTTTAAAGTAGGATTTCTAAGAATTGCGTGTAATATAAACCAATGGCACGCTCTTACAACAAAAAATCTGACTACTGGAAAAAATTTGATCAAAAGTCACTTCCAAACTTTGAATCCACAATTGCTGCTGACATTAATCCAGTATTAGCTGGAGAACCATTTTATACTTCTGACGCTTCCACAATTCAATTCGCCAAAGCTTCAAGAGAAGGTTTGACTAGAACAGAAGC